AGCTGAGTCAGAACCTGATGGTGACTTACCATTCTAATTTATACGGATGGGCACTTGCATGGTGTCCATCCTTTTTCATTTTCATACTAACAATTTAAACACATAGACATTTATGGCTATAAAGAAAAAAGAATTCTCATTAGATGCGATTAAGGACAAATACTCCACAAAAACCAAATATAAAGAAACAGACTTTTATGAAGTCGGTGAAGCTTTCCATAGTAGTTGCGGTTTACCTGGTCCTGCTTTGGGCAACATCAATATGTTCTTGGGGCACTCAAATTCTTCCAAAACGACGGCTCTTGTCAAAGCCGCTGTGTCTGCTCAGAAGAAGGGGCATTTGCCTGTTTTCATTATCACCGAGAAAAAATGGAGCTGGGACCACGCAGTTGAACTCGGTTTGGTGGCGGAGATGACCGACGGTGAATGGGACGGACAGTTCATATTCAACGACAACTTTGACTATATTGAACAAGTAACTGACTACATTAATGAATTATTGGATGAACAAGAAAAGGGTAATATTCCTTATTCACTTTGTTTCCTTTGGGATTCAGTAGGTTCTATTCCTTGTAAGATGACCTTTGATGGTAAAGGCGGTAAACAACATAATGCGTCGGTATTGGCAGATAAGATTGGTATGGGTATCCAAGCTCGTATTACTAAATCACGTAAGGAAGATTATCCGTATACAAATACAATGGTTGTAGTCAATCAACCTTGGGTTGAATTACCTGATAATCCATTTGGACAACCAACTATTAAAGCGAAGGGTGGTGAGGCACTTTGGTTAGCATCAGCTCTTGTATTCCTATTTGGTAATCAGAAAAATGCAGGTATTAATCACATTACGGCAACTAAAAATGGTAGAACAGTATCTTACGCTATTAGAACTAAAATCTCTGTTCTAAAGAACCATATTAATGGATTAGGATATAAAGACGGTAAGATTATTGCAACACCGCAAGGATATATTGCTGACGATAAAGACGCTCTTGAAAAATACAAAAAAGAGTATTCACAATATTGGAACGCAATCCTTTCAGGTACAGGGGAAATTACCCTTGACGAGAATGAAGAAACTTTTGAAAACGAACAATTTTAATTAGTTTTCAGTGAAAAAAACATTACTTGTTGACGGAAATAATCTGATGAAGATTGGGTTCCACGGAGTGAAAGATTACTTTCATAATGGTGAACATATTGGAGCATTGTATCATTTTATGAATACTCTTCGTAAGTTCATTGACGAACAAAATTTTGACAAGGTAGTGGTATTTTGGGACGGTGAAGACTCCACGAGTTTGCGTGGGGTTCTTTATCCCCAATATAAACAAAATCGTAAATTAACGATGGAGGACGCAGTCTTTATGTCCTACCTAAAACAAAAAAATCGTATCAAACAATATCTTGAGGAAGTTTATATCAGACAACTTGAGATTAGTGGAAGAGAAGCTGATGACTTGATTGCCTATTATTGTCAAGTTTCTGAAAATGAGAACAAGTTAATTTTTTCTTCAGACAGGGACTTAACCCAACTTATTTCTGAAAAGGTGTCAGTATACTCACCATCACTTAAATCCACGTTTAAACACGGGGATAAGATTAAATTTGATAGTTTTGAATTCCCACACTATAATGTTAAAACTTTAAAAATATTAACAGGTGATAAATCTGATAACATAGAGGGTATATATTTGCTCGGAGAAAAAACATTAGTTAAATTTTTTCCTGAGATACTTGAAAAAGAAATTTCTTATAACGATATTTTAACAAAGGCTGAAGGTTTATTAAAGGAACAAAAAGATAATCAAACTTTAAAAAATCTTCTAACAGGTAAAACAAAATCAGGTATCTTTGAAAACGAATTTTTTATAGTAAATGAACAAATTGTTGATTTATCTAACCCTCTACTCACGGATGAGGACAAACAGGAAATTATTGAAATCGTTAACGAAACATTAGAGCAAGAAGGTAGAAGTTACAGAAACATTATTAAATATATGGTTGAAGATGGACTCTTCAAGTATCTACCTAAAGGTGATGACGCTTGGACATATTTCCTTAAACCATTTATGAAACTAACAAGAAAAGAAAAAAACAAACCAAAAAAAAGATAAAAAATGAATCAAAATGAAATGACAAAAATGGAGTTTTTGTTAACTCTAAATGACAACATCGTTGTTCAACGTTTTTACAATGTCAGAGGGTATAACCCAAAGGCAAAAAACTCAATGGATGTTTATGACCAAGTTTATGACTTTACAGAAAGACTTCAAAAGTATTTGAAGATGAGGTCTGTGGATTATTTGCTTGAAAATGAATATCAAATATCTGAAGACCCACAAGTATTGGAAACTTCTTTTACTGATGGTCCCGAAAATTTTAATATCTTTGTAAAAATTGACGGAGACATGATTCATCACAGACAATTTGATGCTAAGATTTACCCACCAAAAGTTAGATACACTGTTGATGTTAGATTCCTATTGAAGGATTTACTCAGAGAATTGACAGAAATTTTTTCATCAAAAAATTTAACTTTAGATTACATGGGTGTTCGCTTGGCTCGTTAATATTTATCAAAAAACCAACAGACACTTATGAGTTCAGACAAGAATTTTGATTATTTAGGACAAACATTTCAGTTACAGTTACTGAATCAAATTATAACAGACAAGGACTTCTCACATTCAATTGTGGGGGTTCTTGAAGCTGGATATTTTGAAAACAAATATTATAAAATCATCATACAGATGATTAAGGAGTACTATTCTAAGTACGAAGCTAGCCCTAATTTTGAAACTCTGTCTCAAATCGCAAAAAGTGAAATTTCGCAAGAATTAGCAAGAAAAATTGTGTTAGATACGATAGGTGAGATTAAAATCGCACCTGACGAAGGTAAGTCATTCGTTCAAGAAAAGGCATTAAAATTCTGTAAACAACAAGAATTACAGAAGGTAATGGGTAAGGCTCAAAAAATCATTGATTCAGGTGAGTTTGAGTCTTACGACCAACTTGAATCAATGGTAAGAGATGCGTTACAGGTAGGGAATGTAGACAGAGGAACAGAAAACGTATTTGATAACCTTGATGACGTGTTATCTGACGATTACAGACATCCAATACCTATGGGTATACCAGGAATTGATAATCTATTAAAAGGTGGATTAGCAAAGGGGGAAATCGGAGTAATTTTAGCACCAACAGGTGTTGGTAAAACTACCGTAACTTCAAAAATTGCTAATCACGCTTTTAACATGGGGTTCAATGTTCTTCAAATATTTTTTGAGGACAATCCAAAGATTATCCAAAGAAAACATTTCACTATGTGGACAGGTATTGCTCCTGACAAATTAGGTGAACACAAAGAAGAAGTTTTGGAGAAAGTAAGAGTTATTAAGGAAACAATGCCAAATAAACTTTTACTAACTAAGTTACCTTCGGACACACTTACAATGTCCCAAATAAAAAGTCAGATTAGAAAATTAATTGCTGATGGAACAAATATTGATGTAGTTATTTTGGATTACATTGATTGTGTAACCCCTGAAAAGGCATTAGAGGATGAATGGAAGAGTGAGGGTTCAGTAATGAGAGCATTTGAAGCAATGTGTCACGAACTGCACATCGCAGGTTGGACGGCAACTCAAGGTAATAGGAGTTCAATCTCGTCTGAGGTTGTTACTACTGACCAAATGGGAGGTTCAATTAAGAAAGCTCAAGTTGGTCACGTTATTATCACAATTGCAAAATCTTTACAACAAAAAGAATTAAATTTGGCAACAATTGCAATTACAAAGTCACGTATTGGTAAAGACGGGATTGTATTTGAAAATTGTAAATTTAATAATGAGTTGATGGAAATTGACACTGAAAGTTCTGTTACTTTCTTAGGATTAGAAGAAAACAGAGAGCAACAGAAAAAAGACAGAATTAAAGAAGTTATGGAGAAAAGAAAACAACAACAAGCATAATTATTAAAACACAAAGTTATACACATGGAAAAAATATTAGTAGAAAACCCGAATAGATTTGTAATCTTCCCAATTCAATATAATGATATTTGGGAATTTTATAAAATGCACCAAGCGGCATTTTGGACCGCTGAAGAAATTGATTTAAGTGGTGATATTAGAGATTGGGAAAATTTATCAGAAAACGAACAATACTTCATTAAGAACATTTTGTCGTTTTTTGCGGCTTCAGATGGAATTGTTAATGAAAATTTAGCTGAGAATTTCTATCGTGAGGTTCAGTACCCTGAAGCAAAATTCTTTTACGGAATCCAACTTGCAATGGAAAATATCCATTCATTAATGTATTCTCTTCTTATTGATACTTACGTTTCAAATGAAGAGGAAAAAAATAAATGTTTTACAGCATTGGATAATCTTCCAGCAGTTCAAAAGAAAGCTAAATGGGCTTTGGATTGGATTGAAAACGCATCGTTCCAAGAAAGATTGGTAGCATTTGCTGCAGTAGAAGGAATCTTCTTCTCAGGTTCATTCTGTTCAATCTTTTGGTTAAAGTCTCGTGGTATTATGCAAGGTTTATGTAACGCTAACTCTTTAATCTTTAAAGATGAAAATTTACATTGTGATTTTGCAATTCATTTGTTGAATAATCATATTGAAAACAAACCAAGTGAGAAAAGAATTAAAGAAATTCTATTATCCGCTTTGGAAATTGAAAAAGAATTTATCACAGAATCATTACCAGTATCTCTTATTGGAATGAACCAAAATTTAATGAAACAATATTTGGAGTTTGTGGTAGATGGTCTACTTGTTAAATTTGGATGTAAGAAACAATTTAATGTTGAACAACCATTTAAATTTATGGAACAAATTGCCGTTGAAACAAAAGGTAATTTCTTTGAGTCTAGAACTGTTGAATATCAAAAAGCAAAGTTAAATGAGACTCTCTCCTTTACTGATGACTTTTAATTTACTATCTTTTTAAACTATGATGTCACTAAGAATTAAAAAACGTAGTGGAGACGATGCGTCGTTCAATCCACAAAAAATTTATCAAAGAATTAAACGAGCTTCAAAAGGATTGAACGTTAATTCTGATGAAATCTTTATTAAAGTGATAACCTCAGTTCCGACTGAGGGTCTTATCACTACAAAGGATTTGGATAAGTTAATTTATGAAATTGCTGCGGCTTTTACAGGAAGTCATCATGACTATTCTCGTTTGGCTTCATCAGTTGCTATTTCATCTTACCATAAAGAAACTGACCCAAGTTTCTCAAATACGATGAGTATATTACACGTTGACGGTATTGTGAGTAATGAGTTAATGGAAATTGTTGAGTCTTACGGACCAAGTAAGATTGATGAGATTATCAATCACGATAACGATTATAACTTTGACTATTTTGCTTGGAGGTCTTTATCTGAAATGTATTTGTTGAAATTACCAAGTGGTAAGGTTGTTGAAAGACCACAACATATGTATATGAGAGTTGCTCTTTGGGTGACCAATACATTTGAAGAGGCCGTTGAGTATTACCAAGCGTTATCAAGTCAAAGAATATCACCAGCGACTCCAATTATGATTAATGCGGGTACAAAGGTTCCACAACTTGCATCTTGTGTTCTTCATTACAACGATTCAGATTCTCGTGAAGGATTGTTGAATACTATGAGAGACATCTCAACATATTCATCTGATGCTGCGGGTATTGGATTATCAATGTCAAATATTCGTAGTAAAGAAAGTCGTATTACATCTTCAGGTGGATATGCTGGTGGACTTTTGAAATACTTAAAGATTGTTAATGAGTCACTTCGTTTCTTTAACCAACAAGGACGTAGACCTGGTTCAGCTGCCATCTATTTGGAACCTTGGCATAAAGATATCATGGATTTATTGGAGATTAAAAAGAACACAGGTGCTGAAGAATTGAGAGCTCGTGATTTATTTACCGCACTTTGGATTCCTGATAACTTCATGAAAGCAGTTAAGGATAATGACGATTGGTATTTGTTCTGTCCTAACGATATTGTTAAGGCGGGAATCAAACCATTACAAGAATCTTATGGTACTGAATATGAAGAAAATTATCAGTTAGCGGTTAATATGGGTCTTGGTAAAAAGGTTAAAGCTCAAGAAATTTGGAATAAGATTATTGAATCTCAGATTGAAACAGGTGTTCCATATTTGTGTTCTAAAGACAATGCTAACAAGAAAACAAATCACCAAAACATTGGTGTCATCAAACAATCAAATCTTTGTAATGAGATTTACCAATACACTGATGAAAAGACAACCGCAATCTGTACTCTATCATCTATGGTATTAAAGAACTACGTTAAGGACGGGGAGTTTGATTTTAATGGATTGTATGGAGAAACACGTAAAGTCGTTAGAGCATTAAACAAAGTTGTTAATATCAATAACTACTCAACTGAGAAAGGACGTAAAGGTGGATTAGAACAAAGAGCAATTGCTATCGGTACCCAAGGATTGGCAGATGTATTCTATTTGATGGATTATATTTTCACATCAGAAGAGGCTCGTAAGTTAAATAAAGAAATTTTTGAAACTATCTATTTCGCAGCAATTACTGAAAGTAATAGATTGTGTATGGATGGTAAATATGAACCATACGCTCACTTTAACGGGTCACCTATGTCACAAGGAGTATTCCAATTTGATATGTGGGGATTGAAAGAAGATGAGTTATCAGGAAGATGGCCTTGGCAAATCTTGAAAGAGAATGTTAGTAAATATGGTGTTTGTAACTCTTTATTTACGGCTCAAATGCCTGTCGCGTCATCAGCAAAGATTACAGGTTCATATGAAATGACAGAACCCGCTCACTCAGCAATCTTTAACCGACGTGTTGTTGGTGGTGAGATTATGATTGTTAACAAGTATTTGATTAATGATTTTGAGAAGATTGGAATTTGGTCTGAAGATTTGAAGAATGAAATTATCATGAACGAAGGTTCAATTCAGAATATTAATTTCCTTAATTACTTGGATACTGAAGATAAGAGATATAACTTTAAAGTTAAAAGAATTGAACATTTAATTCAGAAGTATAAAACAATTTGGGAAATTTCACAAAAGGCATTGATTGAAATGGCTGCGGATAGAGCACCATTCATTGACCAATCACAATCAATGAATATCT